AAACCTAAACCTTGGAAATGTAATTATGGTGTAGCTGATAACAAGAAACAAGAAATAAGAATCATATTAGAAAAAATAAAGGAGAAATAATGAGAAACAATATAACATACCCAGTAATGGTTTATAAAAACGGACAAAAGGGCGATTATCAAATTTGTAATAACTCAAAAGAGGTTGTTTTAGCTGCTGAGGATAATTATTGGCCTTTGTTTATGGCATCTAAAGATGATGTTATGAATGAGCCGAGAATTAAAGCTGAGTTAAATGCTGAAGTTAACGCAAAAGAAGAGGCTGAAGCAAAAGACGATATAGTAAAAGAAGCTATCAAAAAGAAAAGAAATGCAAAGAAAACTAGGGAGGGATAATGCCTAACGAACGTTTTATACCAATAATTCCTGCCGACACTAATACACAAACATGTGTACAGGTTACGACCGCTACGGCTTCGGCAAATGTTGAATTAGATGCAGGAGAGGTTTTGATTAAATGCTTGACTCAGCCTAGTTACATAAGATTGGGGCCTCCTGGTGTTACTGTTTCTGCTACAAACGGTTATTACATGGCTGTTGGTGACGAAGTGAGATGGCAGACGAGTCGCGGCGCTAATAGTTTAGCTTATATCAGAGCTACAGGGACAGACGGAGCTTTAAGCATAGCTAAAGGACTCAACGAATGAGTACGTTTAGACAAGTGATCGAGGATTCTTTGCTTGATTTAGGCGTAGGGGCATTAGGCGAAGATACCGAGGCCGGTATAGTTAATCACGCATTTCGCATGCTTAACAGACTTCTTGAGTCATGGTCTTCAGAGCTTAACCCTATATATGCTAGTACGTTGGATTCTTTGACGTGGACAGCTGGGAGTCAGAACATGACTATCGGAACGGGGGGAGAACTTGACACCGTACGACCTATTGAAATCACGGGTGTGCAAGTTCGGGTGGTGGGTGTAGATTACACCCTCTTACCTGTTTCATATGAGCAATACGAAGAAACTCCGATTAAGGATATAAATAATAATTATCCTGTGGTTTACGCTTACCAAAAGACGTTTCCTTTAGGTAAGATACATATATATTATGAGCCTACTGATAATCTGCCAATTAGGATTCAGAGCAAAAAGCCTTTGTCAGCGGCGGTTTTGGATGATACTATTTCGTTACCTTCTGGATATGAATTAGCGATGCAATCCAATCTGACTATTTTATTAGCTTCGGCACACGGCAAAACACCTAACCCTGAAACGTTTAGAACTGCTATGAATTCTAAGGCAGCAATCGAGGATATTAATCAAGACCATGCTGAGTTATGGCCTGATTACATGTGTCCTGGTGTGGGTGATAGTGGTGTTGATGATTTAGGAGCTTTAACAAATGGCTAAAGTACCGATCCCAATCGTAGGCGGCAATGGACAGCATGAGAGCATAGCTTATGACTCTCAACAGACTATTAATATGTTTCCTGAGCGTGCAGAAAAAGGCGCTAAATCTGGAGGTATATTAAGATTGACCCCTGGGATTGAATTGTTTACTACCCTGACGCTGAGTACTGGCCCTATTCGCGTTTTGTATGCTACTAGTAACGATCGATTTTTTATTGTCAGAGGTTATAATTTATATGAAAGCGATACAGACGGTAATCTCACTCTTAGAGGGTTGGTTGTATTGGGAATCGATGCTATAAGGGCCTCCGACAATGGCTTGGAAATGTTACTGCAAGATGGCACCAATATTTGGAGATATGATTTCACAGCAGAGATTTTGTTTCAAGTTCTGAGTAATCCTGGTGTTAGTGAACCCCCTTCCAATACCCCAGTAATTGAGTTTATAGACGGTTATTTTTTCGGATTTGATCCAACCGCTAATAATGGTGTATTCCAACATAGTAATTTAAATGATGGTGATACATGGGACCCTTTAGATAAATACACCGCTGAGGGGTCGCCTGATAAAATAGTTACCTTAAAAGCCCACAATAGACAACTTTGGATATTTGGAAGTAAATCGTTTGAGGTTTGGTACAATAAGGGAGGCGGCGTTGGTGATACATGGGCAAGGATAATGGGTACATTTACTAATATAGGCTGCGCTGCTCAGTACTCAGTATCTACAGTCAGAGATAGTATAATTTGGTTAGGGTCATCTAAGGACGGAGAACATATTGTTTGGATGTGTACACGAGGTTATGTACCCGTGCAGATTTCAGACAGAGGTATGGAGTCTACATTATCAGGATTTACAACTATAAGTGATGCAATATCATATACGTATGAATATGAAGGACATTTTCTCTATGTACTCACGTTTCCTACTGATAATAAAACATTTATGTACGATTTACATGAAAACGAATGGGTAACATGGGCGTATAGAGATCCTACTACAGGATTGCAGGGGAGGCACCGAGCTACAGCGAGCGCATATTTTAATCGAACTAATTATGTCGGTGATTACGAAAATGGAAACGTTTACTCCCTGAGTAGGACTAAATATACAGATAATGGCGACCCAATTGTAAGAGAGAGGTATTTTTCACACATCCATGCAAATAATAATAGAGTGAGTATGTATTCAGTTTTCTTTGATGTACTAACAGGGATGGGGCTTTTAAGTGGTCAAGGAAGCGATCCAAAACTACAAATCAGATGGGCAAAAGATGGTGGGCGAACTTATGGAAATTGGCATCAAATTGGGATAGGCGCAAGAGGGAAATATAATTTCCAGGTAATTAAAAGGATGATAGGTATTTTCAGGGTGATAACATTTCACATTAGAACTTCAGAACCTGTTCCTTTTTCGATACAGGATAATTGTTTTGCAGATATAAAGGTAAGTAATTCGTGAGTATTTTTGAACCTCCCGTTAGGGATAATATATATGATGAAAACAACAGCATGCTGCGCGATTGGTGGCTTTGGTTTCAAGAGGTTTGGCTAGATGTTGTGTTAAACAACGCTTTCAGACTGAGGAGTACGGTTAATATTGATAACTCAAACTCTCCATATACATTGGTTAATACTGTCAGAAATTTAGTTTGCGATACTACGAGCGGAGCTATAACGGTAAATTATGCGGCTGGAATTCATAATACAATTCATAGAGTAACTAATATTGGAACAGCTGGAAATGATGTCACATTAAACGCTGCAAGCGGTGAAGAAATAAGAGGGCTAAGCTCTCAAACTCTGTACGATGAAGAGACTTTAAAAACAACATTTAGCACAACTAAATTTTGGTGGTAATATGAGTTTATTACATAATATTTTTATTAGAGATGGGGTAGGTAAAACTAATCTTGCCGAAGTCAATTCGGATAATGAATTGCATGTTTCGATTCAAAGTCCGTTAGAAAGTAATGGAGCTATACCTGTTAATATACAAGACCAACATTCGTTGGCTTTAGATTTAAATTTTATAAAACAAAATAATATAACCGATTTGGACGGAGCCATTTCCCCCGAAGATGAAACCATTACATTGACTGACACCACCGGATTTGTGGATGGTGTTATAGTTGGGATTTTTTCCTCAACAGGGATTTTTTACTTTGGAAAGCAGGTGGGCGCTCCAGCAGGAAATGTGATAACTTTGGACACGCCAGTGGATAGAGCTTTTGCGGATGAAGACGCTGTAATATCAGCCACTAATGGTATGAATGTGGATGGTTCGGGTACTACTCAAATTTTTCAAGTGGGACCTGTGGGTGCCGGAACCGGGGTCGAGATTGATATAACTAGAATTATGGGGTTTATAGAAGATGGGACGGCAATGGATGATGCCAAATTTGGGGGGATTACAGCACTAACAAATGGGATTGTATTAAGGGTTAATAATACAGAAATTAGCAATGTTTGGAATGTAAAATCGAACGGTGAAATAGGGTTACTCTGTTTTGACACTGAATATACACCTAAAGCTCCAGCGGGTTCTTATGGTTTTAGGTTTAGGAATACATACGGAGGTCAAAATAAACATGGAGTAACATTGCGTTTGGAAGCTGGCGACACTTTGGAATTATTGATTCAAGATGATTTAACAGGTCTATCAAGTTTTAACATGATGGCTCAAGGACATGTAGTAACGGATTAAAATAGGAGAGGAAATTATGGCATACCCGTGGGAAAAAGATTTTTGGACAGGTGAAAAAAGCGGCCTTGATATGTGGGATATAGCAACACTAGGGGGTACAGAAGTTTCTAATCAATTAGGAGTTAAAAGTACAAATCCATTTTCCCAATGGGGGGAAATAGCTGGTAATATTGGGAGCGGGGCTAAAGGTATGTATGAAGATGTATCCGGAAGAACCGCCTCAGATGCCGCAAGACAATCAGCAAGAACTATGGCCGAAGCTGAGCAAAATAAATTAGATTTTATTCAGCAAATATATGAGCAAAGTCGAGCCGATCAACTTCCATATATGCAGTCAGGGAGACAATATCTTGATATATTAAATCAGGAAATGGGGTTAACACCTCAGCAACCGCAGGGATTAGGGTCTAATTTCGCTCAAGTTTGGGCTAATCAAAATCCACAGTCAGGTGTTAGGTATACTGGATTAGGTAGTGATGGAAAGTCGCAACCAGGTAAGCCCGCAGGTGTTGTACATGAAAATGAAATGGTTATTGAATCCCCTTTGGTTAAAAAATTAGGGGGGGCTGGCATGGCGAGAAAACAAATAGAAGGGTTAGGCAAGCGTCCTAGTACTATGGGATTCCAAAGCGGGACTGGAGGTTATACGGCAGGTGAATTGCAAAATCAGCCGAGACAAAGTTTTTGGCAGCAAGGTGCAAAAGCGGCATTTGATGCTACCCCACCAGGGGAGACTCAAAAAGATTATCACGCAAAAAGCTTAGGGATATCGCCTACTGCTGCAAATGTAGCTCCAGTAGGATATCAGGGTACTCCAGTGCAAGCTAATCAGCCGAGACAAAGCTTTTGGCAAAGCGGCGCTCAGGCGGCAGCAGGGGAGTATGGAAACCCAGTAGCCCAAAACCCTATCAGCAGCAATCAAAATGCTGGATTAGGGCAATTACGAGGCGCAGCTTCCCAAAATCCGTTTGAAGCGAAAAGGAAAGCTGGCGCTATGATGAC